TCGGCAACTCCTGACGGCGTGGTCGTTGACCTGCCGCACAACGCTTTGGAACTGTACGGCGTCCCTGACATCGCTACAGACGTGATCGCGACCGAAGTCAAGTCGTTCGGCGGCGAGCACGCAGCGCCGAAGAAAAAGAAACTCGACGACGGTACTCTTCGCTACACCGCGAAGAACAAGCACATTGCACAGAACATCGTGCAGATGGGCATCCTTCAGCGCAAGACGAACTACCAGCCGCAGTACGGCGTGGTGTTGTATGTGAATCCTGTCAACCTGAAAGACATTCGCCCCGCGACTGTCCAGTATGATGACGCGGTTTACAATCGCATGAAGGCACGCGCCGAGGCTGTCTTTGATCCTGACAAGACGGCCAAGGACTTCCCGGCTGAAGGTCTGCTGACTGGCGACTGCACCTATTGCGACTTCTGCGATGCGTGCAACAAGGTCGAGATGGATCGCTATCCTGACCGGGTTATCAAGACCGACAAGCTGCCGCCTGAAACGAAGGCTCAGTTGGAGTTCCTGACGAAGAAGACCGCTACCCTGCGGGCTCAGATGAAGGAACTGGAGACGACCAAGAAAGCCGCTGAGATGGAACTGCGCGAGGCTCTGCTGACCGTAGGCACCAGTCGCGCGGCTGACGAAGGCTGGTCTGTCAGTCTGTCTCAGAACGCTGGACGCAAGACTCTCGACAAGGCGAAGCTGGTCGAGGAATTGAACATCGATCTGGAAGACTTCCAAACCGAGGGCAATCCCTACTTTGTCCTCCGCACGAAAGTGTCAGACGAGGGTTGACTTAGACCCCCGTCTGGCCTATATTAACTACAGCGCCGCCCACCGTTCTGTCCACACCTAGTTCTCTATACGACGGTAACGAACGGGCGGCGTTAACTACTCGGCTCAAAGTTAACAATTGGTAAACCCTATTGACACTTTCGGCGCTGTGTGGTTAGATGCCGACGACATGACGCAAACCGACACAAGGACGAAAACAAAATGACGAACGCAGTAACGGCTCCGAACAAGGGGCCAAGCCAGCAAGAACTCCTCGCCCGACTGGCAAAGTCGGTAGAGGCAAGCAAGACGAACACTCTCTCGTATATGTCCTTCAACGGACGCGAAGGAAAGTTCGTAGTATCTAACGGTACTGATGAACCGGATGAGTTTGCTAAGGGCCAGACGGTCCTTGTCAGCCTCTTCGATTCGAAGCAGGGATACGCTTGCTGGAAGGACGGCAAGCCCATCGACAGCGTACACTACGGTCTGTTCGACACGCTTCCCGACGAGTCTACCCTCGAAGATCACGGCCCTTACTCCACCGACCCGCAGAAGCGTGAAGGCTGGAAGTTGACCTACACGGTCATTCTTAAGGAACCGACCTCTGGTAAGCAGTACCAGTTGCAGTTGTCTTCGCCTTCAGCTACGCGCGCCTTCGGTGCGTTTATGAAGGAAGTCATCGAGCAGGGTGCGATGCACGACTTCTACGCGGAAACGCCGGTTGTCGTTCTCAACATTACCCGCTTCGAGTCCAAGGGACACAAGAATTACAAGCCAGACTTTGAACTGACTGGCTGGAAGGCTAACCCCACCGCTGCTGCCGCTATTACGGACCAGTCGGCTGCTGAGGAAGCCCCTGCGGAAGCGATCTCGTCTTCTCGCAAGAAGTAATTCGTGGGGTGTTTGGCTCCTTTCTACCCACGATAAAGGGCGGCATCGTACACAGTGCCGCCCTTTTACTCTTGACATTTCATTAACCATAGTCTATGTTAACCCTAAGCAACATGGTAAACCTTATAAATGGTTAACAAATTCCAGAACTCGCTTGACGCTATATCCGCCCGTGGTGAACTGGCGACGTATATGCACGTCGATTACAAGTACCATCACCCTGATTGGGTCGGTATCCGCGACGCTATGGCCGGTGAGCGCCGCGTAAAAGAGAAGGGGGCGTTGTATCTGCCCGCTCTTGACGTTGAATACGGTACCAGCTTTGAAGTCTATAAGTCTCGCGCCTGCTTCGTTAACATGGTAGGGCGCACCGTCGTGGGCATGGTCGGAACCATCTTCCGACGCCCTGTCAAGGTCGAAGGGATAGACCGCAAGAACCTTGCAAACGTAACCGTTAACGGGTTGGACTTTAACCTGTTTGCGAAGAAACTCGCCCTCGAAATCTGCTCCGTGGGGCGTATTGGCGTGCTAGTCGATATGCGGGATGAAAAACCGTATATGACAGAGTACATCGCCGAGAATATCTTGTCTTGGCGAACCTCAATGGTTAACGGACGGGAGGAACTAAGCTATGTTCTACTTCGTGAAATTGCTGACGAAACGCCTATCCTCAATGGCGATCAAGCAGTCAGTCCTCCAGGCGGCTATTATCAAACGGGTAGTCTCACCGCACGTTATCGCGTCCTCGTATTAGAGAACGGCGTCTATAAGCAGCGGTTGTATCAAGTAGACTCCACGGAAAGTAACCCATCTTTCGTGGGTCGTGATTTCACAGAAATCATCCCAACACGGAATGGCAAGCCGTTTGATTTCATCCCTATGGTTATCATGGGGCCGCTGTCGCCAACGCCCGAAGTACAACGCAGCCCGATCCTTGACATCGTGGTATTGAACTTCGCCCACTATCGCACGTCTGCCCAGCTTGAACATGGTCGCTTCTACACGGCTCTGCCCGTGTACTACGTGCCCACGGCTCCAGGCCAGGAGAGTGCGGACTATCACGTCGGCCCATCTGTCGTGTGGGAAGTTCCTCCCGATTCCAAACCGGGCATTCTGGAATACTACGGGCAGGGTCTTGCGACCTTGGCCTCTAGTTTGACAGAAAAAGAAGAGCACATTGCTCAGCTTGGCGGGCGAATCATGGGTATTCGCCCCCAGGCCACTGCTGAATCTGACAATATCTATCGCATTAAACAAGCAAACGAAATGTCGATCCTGTTGAACATCACAGAATCGATGGCCCTTGGACTTGAAAAAGTACTGCGCTGGTACTTCGAATGGCAGCGCATTAACACTTCTAACATGAAGATCAAGATCAATCAGGACTTCAAGGCACTTCAAATCGCTGCCCGCGAACTTCGCGCGCTCGCTCTGCTGTATCAAGAAGGCATCCTGCCGATCCAGGCTGTGTACGAGTCGCTCCAGGCGGCTGAGTTCATTCCTGAAGAGTGGACCGTTGAAGAGTTCACTGAAATGCTGACCAACATGGACAACTTCCCGAACCAGCCTGACGTTGAGGCGAAGTCGGAAGGCTATGCAAATGCTCAGGCACGCCAGCAGCGCGAGCAGCTTGAGGATCAATTGGATACTCAGTTCGAGCTTTCCGAACTTACATTCGATCAGACTAAGATTACGACTCAAATGGAGCATGAAAATACTCTTGAAGTCGAAAAACTTAAGTCTGCCAATAAGATAAAAAGCTGCTCCTAAACCGAAACCAGCGGCAAAACCTGCCGCGAAGAAACCAGCGCCTAAAGCATAATTAGACGCTCGGAATAGGGTACCCCTTGACAAAACAAGAGGTTTTCCTATATGTCTCTTTGTTAACCTCGCTTGTTAAGGTTAACTCCCAACGGTTCGGGGTCCGAACCTAACGATATCGGAGATATCGCCATGCCTATTTTTTATTACGACACTAAAGACGCAGTACCTGCTGATCTCCTCGACGCGGTGCAAGAGGTAACAGAAGGCGATAACAAGGGTAAGTTCGGCGTAAACGTCGTCCCCCGGAAGAAGATGGAAGAGTTTCGAGACAATAACATCGAAATCTCCAAGCGACTGGAAAAAGCCGAAGGGCTTATTTCGAAGGTTTTGTCGGCAACTGGCGTTAAGTCACTCGATGAGTTTGACCCCGCCAAGTTTACTGAAGAGTTGGGAGCCCTAAAGGACACCGCTCAGAAGGTTGCCGATGGTAAGTTGCAGGCGAAGGACGACGTTGAGAAGGAAGTCGCCAAGCGTACTGAAGCAATGCGTGAGAAGTTCAACACGGACCTCCAGGCAGCAGCAGTCGAAAAGGCTACTTTGAAGCGCGAACGTGACGAAGCGATTGCGCAGTTCAAGCGGACGTTCATCGACAAGGCGGTTGCTCAGGTAATCGCAGACCCCGACCTCGGTCTTGAGCCTACGGCTCTCGTGGACGTGGTGTCGAAAGCATACAACGTGTTCAAGGTGCAGGAAGATAATTCGCTGCGTCCTGAATCGGGTAATGGTCAGACGATGTGGGGCGAAGATGGCACCACTCCGATGAACATGAAGGAGTGGATCAATATTGTTCTTCGCAAGGAGAGCCCCCACTACTTCAAGAAGTCTACTGGTGGTGGAGCCAATGGTGGCGACAACACCAAGCAATTCGGTGGCATGACGGAAGCTGAGTTTAATAAGCTTTCGCCGCAACGCCGATTGGAGATCGCGAACCAAATGGCTTTTGCAAAGAGCCGGTAAGCGAACTCCATAGTTGCCTCCTTATTCACGGAGGCGTGTCTGAGTGGAAGCTCGGGGAGTCTTCCGTGAAGGTGGCAGCAAAACAGGACCAAATCTCTAGGAGGTAACTATGGGTCTTACCCTGCTTGAAGCAAGCAAAATCAACAACGGTGAAGTAAAGCGCGCCGCTGTTATCGAGATGTTCGCACAGAACTCTGATCTGTTGCGCGCATTCAATTGGGAAGACATTCCCGGTGGTTCTCTGTCGTACAACGTTGAGGGCGCTCTTCCGGGCGTTGCTTTCCGTGGTTACAACGAGAGCTACACACAGTCTACTGGCGTGATCAACCCCTCGGTTGAAACCCTGAAGATTGCTGGTGGTCAGCTTGACGTTGACCGCGCGATGATCAAGACCCGTGGCGAAGCAGTTCGTTCGTCGCAGGAAGCAATGAAGGTCAAGGCTCTTGCCCTCCACATTGCTGACAAGATCATCAACGGCGACTCGGTGGCTAACCCGCGCGAGTTCGACGGCCTTCGTAAGCGTATCGTTGGTTCGCAGCTTATCCCTGCAAACC